AGACTATTGAATTCAGCTGGAGGAATATAACCCCTCTGCTCTTTATTCAGTATGTATAATACTGTAGTATATACTGTGTTTATATTTACCGCCATTTGTTTTTATTTTTAAAATAATAGTTAGGCCACTCTCTAAGAGTGACCTATCTACTATATAGTATTACATGTTATTTCAACATTTTCTCCACAGATTTGTAAACGCTTATGCCTTCGTCTGTTTTGAAAAATGCAGCCATAGCTGAGTATGGGTTTTCATCAAATGGAACTGTTATTAGTTTTCTATCATTAGATCCCCAATTAATAGTTCTTTTATCTGGAGAAATATTTATAATTCCTGCTTCAGAAGCTCTAATCGCAATATTCCTAAGTTCTATACTTTCATCATTAGCCAATTCTAAAAATAAACTTGGATTTCTTTTAGCAAAAAGAATACCATCTCTTTTTAATTCAGATGATTTCATTTCAGAAACTTTTGATCCAATTTCAACTCTTAAAATAGCTTCTAGTTGATTTATATCCATTTCTCTAGCTGCTATTATAGCATCTATTTCCAATTCTATATCACCTAATTCATCTACAGCTTGTTCTACTGAATCAAATTCTCTATATTTTATATCTTTTAATGGATGATATAAAGACAATAATTTTTGTAAATTTTGTTTTTCTTTTTTAACAGTTAAAACTCCATCATAAAAAACTATATGACCTAATGTTGCAACTCCTCTTTGCTCTTGAACAAAAGGAGAATCTTGATTAGTTGCATATCTAAGTTCTTTTTGAGAACCGTTTACTTCATCAAACCACAATAAAGGATATCTACTAGTATGTCTACCAGGTATGGTGTGACTTACTGGAGAATGAGGACCTTTTAAAAGGTATGTTCTATCTTTAATTTCCCATTTAGGTTTTTCAACTTCATGAGTTTTTACCATCTGTGATGGTTTTTGCACTTCCTGAGGAGCAACCTCAACTTTTTTAGCTGTAGCTTGTTTAGCCATGATATAATATAATTAAATAGTTTTTAAAAGAGTAAATATTACCCCCGTCAATAAGACGAGGGTAAAATTACTTTAATTGCTTATGATTAAACAGCGTCAAACAATACAAAATTGTTAGCAGCTTGAGTCACAAGACATCTCTCAGAAAGGAAGTGAACCTCCATTGCGTCAAGATCAGAAGTGTAAGCACCTCCAACAGATCCAGTCAACCAAGACTTCATACGACGATCATCAGCTTGAGAAGCGCGATAACGTACGTGTAGGAATGGTCGGCGAATGTTAGTACCTAATGTTTGATCATATACTGTAGAAGTTCCAGCAGGAACTAAAACACCATCAATACTAGGAGTTGCAACACCACCACGAGTAGAAGCATCATTAAGATATTTCCAATCTGTTTTGTAGAAGTCATAAGATCCTCTGCGGAAACCACTGAAACCTAAGTTTAATGCCATATCCTCAGAATTTTCAAATACTCCATAAGAAGTTCCAGTAGCATAAGCTGCATTAACTTCTCCAAGCATGTTGTCGATATCTAAAGACATGTTTCTGTTTAAGAAAAGCATGTTTTCTTCAATAGCTCCTTGAGTATCAAGGTTTCTAAGAATGTTATCAAAAGTAGCTAAACGATCTCCAGCAGCATCTTGAGCCGCTGCACTGAAACCAGTAACAACATTTCCTCTAGTCCTAACTGCAGCGAATAAACCTTCTGTTCCTTTAGGAGCTGCTCCTGCAGCAATTGCTGTACCAGAAAGAATCTCACCTTCAATAACAGCCATTTCCAAATAATCTTCAAAACGTAGTCGTGTCTCAGACTCAGCTTTTAGATACCAAAGGAATCCACCAACTCCGTCTTCAGTAGAAACTTCTACCCAGCCAATTTGAGCTGTGTCAGATCCGTTTATAGCGAATTTGTCTTTGATGATAATTGGAGAGTTATTGAATTGAGTAAATGATGGAGTAACTGAGATTCTATTAGCATCAGTTGTTCCTTTACCATATTCAGAACCATACACAAATATCTTGAGATTAACAAGTGGAGCCATAACGACTTCTCCAGCTCCTGCTCCAGCAAGATTTGTTTGTGTGTAAGGTGCAACATCAACAACTCCAGCGGCTAATCCACCTCCAATTGTTGCTCCAGAAGCTGTAACAAAACATTTAAGTTCTGCACCAGTTGCTGGGTTCATAACTACAATTGTAGAACCTGGAGATACTACGTTCACAATGCCAGCGGCAACGGGAATAGTAAGTCTTAAAGGTGCTGCTGCTGTAGATACTACGTTTTCATAAGAAATATGTAAACGATTTTGCTCAGACCAAATAACCTGATCAGATGTCATAGGCATTTCAGCTCCTACCATACGCAAGAAACCAGAAAGAGTTCTGTTTCCGTAGCGCTCTACTTCTTGTTCGTAGATCTCAGGGAGATACTGTTGTGCGAAATCTGCGGTTCCGTCTGTGAAATTTATATAGTTACCCGCCAATGTTTGTTGGATGGGTGTTGGCACCAATGATCCAAATGCTGGTGCCGGTGTTAATACTGCCATAATTATTTATTTTAAATTTTTATTTTTTTAATTGATATTCTTGAAGAATCTCTTGAATTATCACTTAAAACTTTTACTTTAATACCGTTTTTAAATCCATCAGACTGTGAAGCCTGTCTTAAATCTGTACTAGGGTTTTTAGAATTACTAACTACATCTCTGATAGCGTCAGCTTTTCCTTGTTCGTAAAAGTGATTAGCAATAGTGTCTGCGTTTTCAGCGGCATAAATAGCTTTATGATAACCTTTTTTATCTTGTATCTTACCTTGTTTGTCAAAGAACTTCCCGACTAGGTTTGTGATATTTGATTGTTTATCAGCTAATTTGTTTGGATCCTGTACTCCATACCTAAACTTCTTTTCACCTACATTGAAATCAAAACCTTTGAAATCAGAGTTAAAATAGCTTTTGGTTTGGTCAACAAAATCATTATGACGCTCATCAACAGTCTCCTGCTCCTTCGTATAGCGGTTGAAAAATTCCATTGCTTTTTGTTGCTCTTGAGTTACACCCGGTCTCAACTTGATCTCGTCGTAATATTTACTCTTAGCGCTATCCAAAAAGTTTTTTGCTTTTGCAACCTCTTCTTTTATTGCGAGTTTCTTTTTGCGGATCTCTCGCTCCTCTTCTAATTCTTCATCATAAGAAAAATTGTCTTCCATTAGAAAAGCAATTTCTTCGTTATCTAAATGTGGTTTTGTTTGCTTGTAAAATTCTCTTAACAATGTATCATTGTCTACGTTTGAATAATCAGCATTTAATCTTACATAATCCTCTATGTCACCACCTGTTTCTTCCATAAATGAAACAAGCTTTTCAATATTTTCAGGTAATGGTTTACCAGTTATTTGAGCATCTCTTTTAGCTTCTTTAACTTCTTTAACTACTTCTTCAATTACATCTTCTGTAATTTCTTGCAATATTGGCTGTTCATTTTGTATTTCTTCAATGGACTCGGGTAATTCTTCTCCCACTTTTTCGCTATCTCCGGATGATTCGCCCACAGGAACTTCCGCTGTTTCTCCGATTTGAATGGCATTGTCTTCTGTGTTTTCTGTTGAAGGTATAACTACTTTAGTTACTTCTTCTTGTTTTATTTCATCTTTAGGTTGAGATAAATCAATTTTTGTAACCTCATCCGATTTGTTTAATTTCTTCATTTTAGGCTTTGACTTTATTTTAAAGTCGCCTTCTTGTTTTACTTGTTCTGACATAATATAATATAATTAAATAAATAAAAGATTTATTCTGGACCTAATGACCCAAGATTAAACCCGCTTAAATCATCATTACCTTCAGATTCAAAATTTATAGGTAATAAATCATTTTTTCTTTGATCAATCATTTCAGATTGTTGTGTTCCTTGTATTCTAGTTCTTTTGTCTTTTCGGTCTTCTATATCTTGCTCTCTTTGATTTTCAACACCAGCTCTAGCTTTTGCTAGTTGCATTTGATAATTAAACTCTTCAGCCATAAGCTCTCTTTTTATTTGAGCTTCATTTTGCATACGCTGTATTTCAAATTGAGATTTAGCTTGTTCAATACTTACTTTTTCTTGAGTTAAAGCTTGTTGTTTTTGAACTTCAGACATTGCAGCAGCTTCTGAAGCTTTAGCATTTGCTTGTGCTTGGGCTTGAATATTTTGCTGAGCTGCTTCTTGTTTTTGCTTTTGCCTTTGAGTTTGTTTTAATTTTAAGAATTGATTAGCTAATTTAATATTGTTTATTTCTCTTATATCTATAGCATCTGATAAGTCTATTGATTGAGTTTTAAGAGCAACTTGAATGTTTTGCTCTAGTTTAGCTTTTTCTTCTTCTTCTGGTTCTAATTGCAAATAAATACCAAAATCATGTATTTGTAAATTAACTAATTCTTCTAATGTTTTAGTATTGAACGTACTTATAGAATTCATTAATGAATTTCTAGTCAAAGGATTAGCTATTAAATCTGCAGCTTTTAAACTTATATTCTCACAAGTTCTTAAACCTATATATAATAATGAATCTAATAAATGCCTAGTTGCAACATTTGAAGCATTAGCAGCCATTTTTTGTAAACCAACTAAAGCGTCTTTATCTGGTAAGCTACCGTCTCTTGCTTCGTTTAATCCAGTTACATCACGTATCATTTGTAAATAATACTGATATGTACCAATCAAACTTTGAATTTTTGCTTGACCAGAAGATGATGATAATTCTGAAATAGGTACTTTACCAGCGTTCATTCCACCTTCTTGTGTCAATGATCTTCCAACTATAGAACCAGTTTGGAAATACATATTTAAAGCTTCAGCTGGATTATAATTAGTTCCATTACCTAAATCAACTTCTGCTAAACCATCCATATCTAAGAATACACCATCTGGTACTATTCTAGACATAACCTGTTGTAACTTAAGATGGGTGAGTTGTATCATATCTGCAAAACCAGTTATTTTACCAACTAAAGATTCAATACGTCCTTTATATAGTCTTGGTGCAGAAATACAATAATTCATTTTAACTCTAGTAGTATCAGCATAAGGTCTTGTCATGTTTTCAGCAAGCTTCCATTCTAACATGTGATTATTACCTAAAACTTTAGCTCCAGTATATAAAACCTCTATAGTTCTTGTTACTATATCATATCTATCACTTTCTGGTGGATTATAACCATCAGATTTTATTAAAGCTTTTTCTAAACCTTGATCTGTCTTTTTTATTTTAAATACTTGATTATGATATGTTTTATATTCAAAATACATTACCTGCACTGTGTTTTCATCGTAATTACCCCAACCAGTTATATATTGAGAATTACCAGGCATTTGCTGTATTTTTAATAATTCTTCTTCTGATATATTGGGATATTGTTTTTTTAATTCAGGTATTGTTATTGATTTTACTTCACCTACGTAGTATATATCCTGAAAATTAGGATCTTCAGTATATGAATAAACCATATAAGATGGATCTACATAATCAACTCTTATACCTTCTGTTTTATTAAATTGAGTTTTACAAGCTCCTATACCTAAAACAGTTAGATCATATGCTAATCTTTTTTTTATTTCTTCGTATTTATTTAAATCTAAAACATTATTAATAACTTCTTCTTCTGCAATTTCAACTTGCTGTTTGAAGTTCATTTGCATATACAATTCTAATTCTTCTTTACTAGCTGGTAATTCTTCTGGATTAGAAGTATTAAATATATCTACATTAAGATTTTCTTTAAACTCAGTTAAAACAGGTTTTAAATTTATATCTCTAAGTACAGCTTGAGCATATTTTGTTTTTTCTTGTGTAGAATATGGATCTTGAGCTACGGTTTGTATTTCATAACCTTTATCAGACATACCATTAACAACAATATCAACAAATTTTGATATTACATTTACAGGTTTCCAATCTAAATTAAGATATGATAAATCACCATTTATTGATAATTCATTTTTATATTTAGCTACAGACTGTTCTCCACGAGCATATAATCTTAATTGATGAAAATTACTGTAAGCTTGAGCATATCTATTACCTGATCTTCCTTCTTGGAACCATTCATTCTCAATAGCTCTACCTACTTGAATACCATAGTCTAAGCTTGATTTTACTTCATCACTAACAACCTGGCTAGGAAAAGAGCTATTTGTGTTGGTTTGGATTCTCATTTATTAAATTATTTTTGAAGTAGTTCCACTATTATTATATTTCTTTATACCTAAATCAATAGGTTTATATATTTTTTTCTGAGCAGGTATATACCTATTCTTATTGCAAGCCATTAAAGCTAATCCTGAACTAATAGAAGCATCATGCTTTGTTCTATTATTTATATTGAACTTAGCCCAATCGTTTAAAGTTCTTTGGAAATACATATCTCCATAACCATTTTCTAAAATACCAACATTAGTATTTATATATGTTTCAATTGCAGCTGCATGAGCTTGCTTTATATCTTCACTTGAATTTGGTATTCCACCTATTTCTCTTTCAGTTACTGATAATTTATTCCAAATTTTATCTGGCCTGTTCATCGAATAACCTCTATAACCTCTTCTTTTAAAATGATATAATAATCTAGGCTTATTATTCTCCGCTAATATAGGCATACCGTAAAAAATACAAGCCATTAAAACGTCTTCAAAAAATATCTCAGCTGTTTGAGGTCTAGCTATATATTCTAAAAAGAAATGATTAGGTGGTACGTTTTCCATACTAAACTTAGTTAAGCCATGTAAAGAACCATTAGAACCTCTACCATCTACTGTACCTGATATATCATAACTATCACAACCAAAAGCACCTAAGTGCTCATTACCAGGGTGTTTACCTTTGTTATTTATTACAATTCTATTTTGTAATTCTAAAGAAGGCACCCATGATATATTAAACCTACCATCTTTATTTGGAACAAATATAACTCTAGTATCTTTTTGTCCGTTTTCCCATTGAAAAGTACCAGTGGTTATTGTTGAAGTATTTTTTAAATCAACGTTGTAATCTATTTGCTCATATATTTTTGTAAGATTAAACAAAGATTCTTTTGCTTCATCCCTAAAAGCGTGTTCTTCTGTTCTTGGGAACTGCCTAAAATATTCATTTAAACCGTCTTGATCTTGTTTTAAACCTTCAACTTCATTGTTCCAATGTTCTATAACTCCTTGTTCTATAACATCACCAAAAGAATCTACTGTTTCTTTTTTAGGTATATCAAATACTGGATAACCATAACAATCTATAAATCCTTCATAATTCCATTCCATTGGTATAAATAAAGAATACAAGCCTGAGCTTGTTTGACCATTAGCATTTCTTTTTTCAACATTAGAACTATAATAAAGCTTTTTAAAGTTTTCACCTCCTTTATCTAAAGCGTTTGATGTTGAACCCATCATGCATTTACCTATAATTCTACTACCTAATCTTAGACATGTTTTAGTAACACGCCAATTATTAAGTATGTTTGTTGGCCTTTCCCATTTACCTGATTCATCATGAACAAGTAGCTTTAGTTTTTCACCATCATAAGAGTTATCTCCTGTGTTCTTCCAATCTATTGTTGTATCAAGACCGGATATCTCTTTAAGCTTTTCGTTATTGTCCAGCTTTTTTCTTGTAAACTTTGTAGCTGGTACTCTATATGCCAATTCTGTTTTTGGTCTGTCCATTCCATCTTGTATTGGTTTAAAGAAGAAAGGATAGTTAACGGATATTGGTACAACTTTATCGGTAAACATTTTTTTAGCATCTGGTCCTGATTTTGATAATATACCAAATCTTGAGTCTGTCGATATTGTCGCAGCGTTGACTGCTTCACCTGATGCCATGAATGAAAAGCCACTCCGTCTATTCTTAAGGTAGCACATTCCATAGCTACGTTTATCAGCTCTACAGGCCTCCCAGAAGATGTAGAATAATCTATTTGATTCACGAAAATTGGGCTGGCCAACGTCAATCTTGCTCCATTGCAAGTACATATAGTGAGTACCAGTAATATATGTAGACTTATTTTTGTTAATAAACCAAAAGCCTTCTTCGCGTTTTTTAAATTCATCATCTATATATCCGTGCCATTTTTCTTTAAAATCATTAGGATACTCTTCCCAGTCAAATACAGATTTTATTTTTTTTAATTCTTTAGGATATTCTGAATATTCCCATTTGTTATTATCAAATACATGAGGTTTATCTTGTTTTGGTAAAGCTATTTTTAAACCTTGTATTTCATATATATCACCAATTTGACCGGTTTTGCTTATAATAATTATATCATGTTCTTTATTATAACCATATTCCCATTTAGCGTATCTATTAGTTCTATTTAAAACCTTAGGTTTTATATGACTATCTAATATTTTGTATAATTCTTGTTTATACATTACTTTGATCTTCCTTCAGCAAAACCTTTAAAGCTTTTTTCTTCAATAACTTCTGCTGGTTTTTCGTTTAATAAATCTTCTTCAACTTGTATTCTTGTAAGTATTTCAAAAGCATCAAATATTGCAAGTTTTTTTGTTGCAGCGGCATTTTTAAGTCTGTCAGCTGATATATCATCTCCTGAGTCAACAATCTTTTCTTCTGCCACCTTAATTAATTCCTCAACTGCTTTTTGCCCAGCTCGGATTATATTCAACTTCGTTTCCTTGGTGTTCATATTTAATTACAATATCATTTGATTTCATACAATATAATCTCTCTCCGTTTACAAAAAACTCGTATTCCCCATCTGGTGTGTAACCAACTACATCTCCTGGAGTTATTTTAAGAGCTTCTAAAGAACTATTACCGTATTTTAATATACCAATAAGCTCGCGTTCTTTATCTAACGTTAGATCATTGTCACTTAAAAGTGGTTTTACAAAACATCTATTGTTTATTGTCTCCCATTTATTTTTGTTTTTGTACATATAGACCTGGTCCATTGCAACAAAATATAGATTTTCTGTAAATTTAGATCTACTTGTTTTTTGCTTACCTCTTATATCTCTAAATGTTCTAAAAACATTGTGGTGTATTATTATAATATCACCTTTAGATATATTTGTTTTATAAGCAATTGGTGTTGAAATAACTTTAGCCATATTGCTAACTGATCTAAAATTATCTAAATCAACGTTAGTTACAAGGCTTTTGTCACCTACTTTTATTTCATTATTGTATTGGCTGTTTAATGGCTCTACAATAAAATCAAATAAGCTTTTCATTTAGTATTCTAAATCATACTCAATTGATACAGCCATATTACAGTTAAACTTTTTCCAAGGTATTACTTCATCTTTTTTTTTGATGTGAATACTATATGAATCATTTTTTTCTTCATGTAGTATATGAGAGATTTCATGTCCTCCATATACTTGTTGACCTACTGCGTAGTGCATTGCATCGTTTTTATAATCAGAACCTATACTTATTTTTCTGATTACATTACTCATTATCTTCTTCAGGAATTAGCTCATAAGATCCATC